TCAATTGGCTCCGATCAATTTGCGGATACGATCGACGTTTTTGCCGCGCTCCTTGGCTGCAAGATATTCGCGTTCCATGCGATCCAGCAGAGGTTGCGCGATCGGGCCGCGCCGATCGACGAGTTCGGCGCAAACTAGCAGCATCTTCTCGATGCGTTCCAGCGAAATCTCGCCACGCGGGTTGGAAGCGTCCATCAGCTGCTCGCCTCCATTTCTTCGCACTCGAACTTGGGCCCGCCGTTGTGGCCGATCATGCCGCGTTTCGCCTTCTCTCGACGCTTAGCGTTTTCCTTGCGGGTCACCATCTCGACGTGATCGTTTTCCGGCCGCACGCAAAGGCGGTTGCGGCAGGCGTGGTCGAGTTCCTTCTTGCCGGGGATATAGCCGTGCTCGTTGGTCCACATGGCAATGTGCACGGCGACGGTCTGTCCATCGAGGGACATGCGCGGGTAGCCCTTGCCTCGTCCGTTCTTGCCGGAATCAGGGCCGGTCCACTCCCAGCAGCCGGTTACCGGATTGATCCGGACCCGGGACATGATTTTGGCGCGGATGCGATCGCGGCGGCTGCTCATCCTCGGCGCCTCCAGGCGTCAAAGGCGCTGCGCAGGTCCTGCCAGCGGGCAGCTGCGGCCGGGTCGTCGTTCAGCTCGGCCCGCGAGCCGATGTTAAGGATGGAGCGGACCTTCGTTGCGGCGCGATCGTCGGTGAGCGGGCGGGCCAGGGCGTGGCACTCTTCGAGGAATTTCTTGAAGGCCGGCTCGGCGCATTTCATCGCGCATTCGGCGGCGTAGTCTTTCGGCTTCTCGCGCTGCGAAGGCGCGTAGCGGCGCATCTCGGCGACCACGGCGCGATAGCGGCCGGCAAGGGCATCGTAGGTCCGGAGCAGCCAGATCAGATCGTAGGGCGCGTTCAGAACCATTTCGCTGTCGCCGATCGGCGCGCCGTCCGCGATCGTCGCGACGAGGAAATTGCCTTCCTGGCTTGCAGCGGTCAGGCAGATCTTGCCGCCATTAGACTGGATACCCCAATCGGATGTTGCGAGCGCGACCCGATTGCGGATTGCGTCCATGCGCTTCTGTTGAGGCGAGGGCTCTGGGTGCGCCATGGATTAGGGCTCCACTCCAAAGCGCGGAACCATCGGGCTCAGCACATACGTTTCACCAGGCGCGCCGATCGGCCGAACTACAATCCGCTTTTCGGGCGTTATGTAGAAGTCAACCTCGGGACTGCTGATGCTGGCGAGCGTTTTCGCCACTTGCAGGCCGCTAAGACTGACTTCCAGGCCCTCAGGCGCCTCTATCTCTGCCGAAATAGCGTCGTGAGCGGAGCCGCCGTCAAGGCTGGCGAGATCAACGTTGACCAAGCCATCGCGGATGCGCAGGAAAAGGGCGTCTCTCTTCGCATCGTCGATCATGACGCAAACCCGCTTGATGGACGCTGAGAGGTTTTCCGTCTTCATGCCGATGCGCTGATCGCCCTGCGGCGGGATCACGCGCTCGTATTCCGGATAAATTCCGTCAATCAGCTTCGTCGTGATCGTCACGCCGTCCAGTCTGACGGCGAGCTGCGCGTCGGTTACGGCAATAGCGCAACCTTTGCCAGCACCGTCGAGCAGTTTCCGGATGCTGTCCGCTGCGCGAGACGGCAGGATGACGTGCGGGAAGGAATTACGCGGAGACGGAAGGACAGGGCATGCTCCGGTTGCGGCGGCTACCCTTGCGAGGCTAAGGCCATCCGTTGCTGCGACCACTATACCATCCCCGCCGCGCTCGCCGTGGAGGCAAAACCCTGTGAGATATGGCCGATCGTTCGTTTTCGGCAGCGCGTAGCCGGCTTTGTCCAGCGCCTGAGAAAGAGGGGTGCCGACGATGGAAGTCCACTCCAGCGCTTCCTTGCTCGTGATCAATGGGAAATCGGCCGCCGGCAGGAAAGGAACGCTTGAGCGAAAGTGTCCAGCCGAAATCGTGATACTGTCCTTACTGCGTCCCGGACCGAATGATATTTCGGCGCTTTCCGGTAGCGTCGACAAGATCGCCTTGAACTTGTCGGCGGGGATGGCGAACGGAATTTCTTCATTGACCGAGATTGCCTCGCACTCGGCGTCGATCTGCATGTCGAGGTTCGAGCCGCGCAGCCGGACAGTGTCGGCAGCTGGCTCGAAGAGCACATGCGAAAGGATCGGGATGGTATTCCTTACTTCAATCGCGCCCATCACGTAGGAAAACGCCTGATGGAGGTTGGAACGGTGGATCGAAAACCAGACTGCGGCCATTCTCTTATGCCCTCGGCCTGGTGAGCAAGTCGGCGACCGCTCGCGCGTGGGATGGGGGGGCAAGCCCGAACTCGCGCGCCATCTCTTCCATGGCGGCGGCGCAATCACCCTCCGCAAGATAACGATATGTGCGCTCTACCCAGCCGTCGCCGGGCCTGGTGATTTCCTCATATTGTTCGATTACCTCTTCGTCTTCGAACTCCTCGATGCCAATTTCGACGGTGACTTCAAGCCTGAGGCTAGGCAATTCCTCGACCTTCTTCCCGAGGTGATCGCACCAGCGATCGAGGTCGTTGCTGTCAATCTTGTCGAATTCGATTTCGATCTCGCGCGTGAAACGGGTCATTGTGCCTGCTCCCTGATGATTTTGACCTTGCGGATTGCGCCGTCGGAAACGCCGCGGCGGGTGGCGGCGAGCTGACGCGCCTGCTTGGCGTCGCGCGCGTCGAGATCGAGCGGGGCGATCTCCGGATCTTGGAAATGAATGCGGAAGGGCAGGAGGTCAGGCATCGAGCTGCTCCTCGGTGAAGCCGGCGGCTTCGTTGACGCACTCGACGATGAAGACCGCGATCGCCATCGCTTCCTCGTCGGGGCGCTCGTTGTTCACGTCGACGGTGAAGACATCGCAGCCGTGGCGATCGAGCACGACGCCGACGTCGTCTTCTGAGAGACGCAGCGGCAGCTCGACATTTTGATCGAGGAAGGCGGTGCGGATGGTCCGGTGGCTGACGGGCTGCGACTTAGCGGCTGTCGCGTTGAAGGCGTTGATGACGGCGCGGTGAGTGGATCCGATGCTCATTGTCCCGCCTCCCTCATCTTGGGTGCGGGGCACGAGCGCCAGACCGTTTGGCGCCTGTTAGCTTCGATGTTGATCGAGGTCCCACCGGGAACGATTTTGGTAAAGAGTGGGTTTGGGCCATCTATGCTGACGACAGGTGATCCATGCCCAGATACTTCTTCGACGTCATCAACGGTGAAGGCCCGATGCGAGATGACGAAGGGGTTGAACTTCCTGACCCAGACGCTGTTCGGAGAGAGGCGGCTAAGATTGTGACTGATCTTGCGCGGGACGAAGTCCCGAAGGAGCAAGCGGTCAAAATCGTAGTCAACGTCCGCGATGAGGCGGACGCCAAGGTGTTCGTTGGCCAGTTGCATTACTCGGGCGATTGGCAGGGGTAGCCCTCCCTGGGCGAGAGCGATAACCTTATCATCCACGGTCGGAGCCCTCCGTCGCGGTGGCGGCAAGGGCGGCGCGAATGCGAGCTTCGAGGTCGCGGCCGATGCCGTTTCTCCAGTCCCGATAGACGATGCTTTCGGCCGGCATAGTGCCGCGCCTTTTGATGAGATGGGACATCATACGGTCCTTTGTTTGGAAGGCTGGAGGAAGAGATCGAACCAGAGTTCCTGCAGGCGCTCGCGATCGACGCCGTGCGTGCTGGCGATTTCGAGGAAGGTGCGATCGGGCGTGGCGTAGCAGTCGAGCAGCGCGGAGCGCTCGGCGACGGTGAGATCATGGCCCCGAAGAACTGCCATCGGCTCGGCGCTGGCGCGCTCGCGGCGCGTGGCTGCATCGTGGCCGACGGGGAGGGCGAGCTGCGGCGTCATACGCGCGCATCCGACGCGAACTGCCATTCCTTGCGGAAGACTGTGGTACCGGCCAGTGCTGCAGACATCAGGAATGCCATCGAGAGCGCCAGGATCGCGCAGGCGAGGAAGAAGCGATTGGGGCTGGCTTCGAGCCGCGCCTTGTTGTGTCCGGTGAAATGCTCAGTCATGCCGAGCGCCCTTCGGAAGCATTTGGCGAAGAGCTTGAACTCCGCGCTGAAAACCGTCTGGGAACTGCGCAAACGGCATCCAAAAGGCGACTCGATCGGTGACGCCCGCGGCGCGCTCCAGCTCGCCGATCGACGTCGGCTGACGAGGGGCAATTGCAGGCTTACGAGCAGTACGCTGGGTCATGGCCAGAGGCTCCAGAGCAGGATCAGGTGAGAGGGAGGAGTGAAGGCGAGGCCGGCGAGCGCGCCGCGCATGAACCACAGGGGCAGGGGTTCACGGCGGCGCGCCCTCTTCGTCATGGCGCTACGCCGCTCGGGCCATGACGGTGGCGAGTTCGGTGGCCCTCGGGCCAAAGAGCGTGATCTGCCGCTCGGTGAAGCCTTTAAGGATCAAGTCGTGATCCGTGCAGCCCTCGCCGATGGTGCGCATCGCCTCGGCCATACGCTCGATGGTGTTCCTGGTGTGAATTCCGCCGTTCGGTTGCATCGTTCGTCTCCGGTTCGAGGAAGGACCTCCCCCGTGGCGAACTTCTCTTCCGCGCCACTCACAAGGAGGAATGGACGGAAACATAAGGCGGAAATAATTCCGCTGTCAACCATGTAGGCGGAAAACTTTCCGCTGACTTCATGCGCCTGTGCGCGGAAACAAAAAAGCCCGGCAAATTTGCCGGGCATTTCGGAGGCTGATTCGGTCAGTACTGACTGACTAGATTCCGAAGAGCTCATTCATGGTCAAAACCTTGTGATAGGAAATGATCGCTTCGTTTCTGATTTCGATCTCGGCCGGGGGGTTGTGCTTGCGGATAATGAGGGCCTCTCCCGTGCGCCGAACATAGAGGCCGATTGTCGCTTCGACTGTACCCTCGGGCTCTCCTTCCCCAATGCGGCACTGCACCACCACGGCATCGCCGGATCGCGCCGGCTTGTGGGGGTGAACATAGACAAGATCCCCCTGCCAATACTGCGGCTCCATCGAGCTGCCCTCAACATAAAGGGAGTAGATATCTTTCGTTCCCATCAGCGCAGGCGGCCGCCGCACGTAATCGATGGCGTCACTAGTCAGTTGGAAAGCTCCTCTATGGTGTGATCCGGCAGCTGTGCCGAGGACGGGCACATCTTTCGGCATTGCAGAGTTAGCGGGTAGTTCAATATTGGCAACCCGCACGTCTTGGTGGGGTTGCAGTGGTTGACCGGAACCGCTGTCCTGGCCAGTGAGCAGCCATTGCTCAGAAACTTCAAGTGCCGGAGCCAGCGCCGAAAGCGTTTTTCCAGTGGGAAGTTGGTCTCGGTTGGCTAGCAACTTGCGCAGCGTGTCTTTCGACAGACCGGCCTTCATGGATGCAGCCTGGGGGCTCAAATCCATGATTCTCAATCGTTCTTTGATGCGGTCGTGAATTGTTTCCGTCATGTGCGGAATTCTATCCGTGCCTATGGTGACTTGTAAGAGGAAAGATTTCTGTTGACTCGGCGGAAATGTTTCCGCATTTTCCGTTCCCATGACGCTTCGAGAACAACTCATCCTGGTCTCCGACGAGTTCGGTCGCGCCCGCGGCATAGGCAGGCAGCGCGTTTCAACGATCGTGCTCAATCGCGGCTCAACGTTGGATTTGCTGGCGCAGAGTCGCAGTGATCTCAATACCGGCACGTTTGAGCGTGCGATGCTTTGGTTCTCCGAAAATTGGCCGGAAGGGGCTAAATGGCCCGCCGGCGTGTCGCGGCCTCTGGTTTCGGAGGCGGCCGAATGATGTTCCCCCAGCAAGGTACCGGTCTCCTCCTCCCAACTGGCGACCTTGCCGCCTGGCAGGGACGCGCCCGATCGCGGCGCGTCCCTGCCTCTGTTTTTGCCTCTGCGTATCCATGCGGCCCTCCTTTGATTTGATGGGCTGACCCTAAGCCGCCGGCGCGCGGCCTTCACGGAATCCTTTCGGTTGATTTTTTCCTTGACCCAAACTCAGGGGTGTTTTCGTGCGTGCAATTTCTGACGAACATGCATCCATCATCAAGGCCGCCACTGCTGCGGCTTACGAGGCTCTGGGCGGCGTGAGCCGGGCAGCCGAGGCGCTCGGCGTCGCATCGTCCACGCTGACGAAATATGCCTCGACGGGCGAGGAATGGCGCGACAGCTTCATTCGCCTCGATCTCGCGGCCGAACTCGATCGGCGCTGCGATCACCCGTTCCTTCTGACCGCAATGTCGCGGATCGTGAAAGACGAGCGCTTTTCCAACTTTGGCGCGGTCACTGCCAGCGCGGTGCTGCGCCTCGACGGCGTTCTTGACGATGTCGTGCGCGCCGTCGCCGCTGCGATCGAGGACGGTCGAATCGACGCGGCTGAGCGCCAGGCCATCCGCAACCGCATTGTGGCCGCGAAGCAGGACCTTGCCCGGCTCGACGCCATGATGATGGACGGAGCCGCCTGATGGACGGGGAACCGAAAAACTCGAGGGAGACGGTGACCGCCATCTGCGAACTGCTCCCGGATGATCCGGAAGCGGCCGTCAGCGTCGTCACGGTCGCTTGTGCGGCAGCTGCGATCACCGCCGGATTGGACGACGAGGCGACCGTAGACGGACTGCGCGCTGCTCTCGAATCCATGCGGGGTACCGGGTTCGGCGATATCGCCCGAAAGGGAGTGCACTGATGGGCGCAGCTCTCCCCACGTGCTGGACGGCAAGCGGGCCAGTCGGACCGCGCTGCATCGCCTTCATGCGACGGGTGCGGGCCGGTGGCGACGCCTACACGCTCGTCCGTAATGCCGATCGTGAGGCAGTGGTAAAGGCGCTCGCCGCCGGTTTCGTCGCGTGGGTCGGCCAAAGTCGCGACGACGTGCGGCTGACGGCACGCGGCGCGGCGTATCTCGACCGTCTCGCGAGGGTGGAATGACGACGCTTTCCCGCCAGATCCTCGTCGAGCGCGTGCTGACGCTCTGGCTTCAGGACAACCGCGACACGCACTCGATCGCTGCCGAACTCGGTATCGACGAGGACGAGGTCTGCAAGATCATCGAACAATCGGAAGGAAGAAGGCCGTGAGGAAGATCGAAATTTCGCGCGCGGATCTGCGCGCCGATGTGGAAGCCGGGCCCGCGCCGATCCTGCAGTGGATTGATATTGCCACCTTGGTCGTGGATGACAGCTACCAGCGCGACCTGAAGCGCGCCAACTGGACGGCGATCCGCCGTATCGCTTCGTCTTTCCGGTGGTCGATGTTCTCGCCGGTGTTCGTGGCGCCGGTCGAGGGAGGGTCGTACGCCATTATCGACGGGCAGCACCGCACGCACGCGGCGGCCATGTGCGGCTTTTCACAGGTGCCCTGTCAGATAGTGCAGATGACCCGCACGGAACAGGCAGCGGCCTTCGCGGCCGTGAACGGCAGGGTCACTCAGGTTACCGTGTGGCAACTATTTAAGGCTGCGCTCGCAGCCGGCGAGGGGTGGGCCGTCACCGCTCAGGAAATCGCCAAAGAAGGAGGCTGCCGAATACTGACCTATGCCAAGGCGGCAACCGAAAAGAAGCCGGGCGAAATATACGGCATCAAGGGGTTTGTTGCAGTCGTCGAGCAGCGCCCTCGGCAGCATGTCGTGGCCGCTTTGAGAATGCTCAAATCAGCCAATGGTTACGGCGACAACCAGGACGCCTGGGACGCATGGTGCCTGTTCCCGTTGCTCATGGCGCTCACGGAAAGGCCTGCGGCGCTCGCCAATCCCGGGTTTCAGAAGGCTCTCGAAGGCTTCGACTTCTGGCACCTCGCCGAGCGTGATCATCAGGAGCGCCGGGAAAAGCGCCGTCAGGGGATCAGCCACCCACCAAAATCGGAAACGTTGCGCGCGGGCGTGCTGGATTGGATCGATAAGGCTTTCCCGCAGCGCGTCGGTGCGCCGCCCGTCCTCGGGAAGGCGGCGATCATGGAACGCGTCGGTGCGATGAAGGTGGGTTGAGATGACCGAATTCGACCCGATGGCCCTGCGCGGCAAATCCGCAGCTGCTGGTGACGATACGCCGCCGCCGTCCTCCTCGTCGACCTGCAGGCCCGGCCATGAGGTTTCTTCCAACCAGGTCGCGCGCGACCAGCTGCGCGCCTTCATTGAGCGTGTCGAACGCTTGGAGGAGGAGAAGGCGACGGTCGCTGATGACATCAAGGCCGTCTACGCCGAGGCGAAGGCGATGGGCTTCGAGAACAAGGCCATTCGCAGGATCATCAAGATCCGGGAGAAGAGCATCGACGACTACAACAACGAGATGGCCGTGCTCGACACCTATCTCGCCGCCCTCGGCATGCTTCCGGGAGGTGACGATGACTGATGGCGGCTGGAAGTCGGAATTCGAGATCAAGACCGGCAGCCGCGATCTGCCGGTCGCGTTGCGAGTCGATCAGATCGAAATGGGTTATCGCTTGCGCGAGGTCGATCCGGAGAAGGTCGCCGCCATCAAAGCGTCGATCGAGGAACTCGGGCTGCGCACGCCGATTTCCGTGGTTGGGTCCTGGAAAGCGGGCGACGGATATTATGACGTTAAGCTCGTCGCGGGTGCGCACCGGCTGGAGGCGATGAAGCAGCTCGGTCGAGATTATATCGCCGCGATCATCCGCGACGAGGATGATCTAGACGCTGAGCTTTGGGAAATCGACGAGAACCTTTGCCGCGCCGAGCTGACGCCCGCCGATCGGGCGCTGTTCGTGTTTCGCCGCAAGGAAATCTATCTGATGAAGCACCCGGATACGGCGAATGGAGCCACGGGCAATGGTAGGCCGAAGCTTCGCCAACTTGGCGAAGCTACCGTCGATGAGCCGAAGCGCTTCACCGCGGCGACGGCCGAGGCAACCGGGCAATCCGAGCGCGCCATTCAGCGCGATGCCGAGCGCGGCGAGAAGATATCCGAGAAGGCGCTACGGATGCTGCGCGGCACGCGTCACGACAAGGGCGTCGTGCTCGATCGCCTGAAGGCGCTGCGCGAAGAGGAGCAGGAAGTCTATGTCCGCGCGCTCTTCGAGGCGGACAAGGCCAAGGAAGCCGAGGCGCACGAGATCCGCTCGGACAAGATGGCGACTAAGCGGGCGATCCGGATCGGCGTCATCAACGCAATCGCCGAGCACGGCCGGCGCACCGCTGGCCAGATGCCGCGCGCTGCCTACGCCGTCGGTTATGCCGATCCGCCTTGGGAGCAGGAGGCATGGAGCGACGAGACGGGACAGGACAAGGGCCTGATGTACCCGCCCATGTCGCTCGAGGAAATCATGGCGCTGTGCGCTGGCGATAAAACTCCGTTCACGCGTGACGCCATCCTGTTCCTTTGGGTGACCACGAACCGGCTCGACGATGGCATATCGGTGCTCAAGGCGTGGGGCTTCGAGTTCGTTACCGCCATCACGTGGGACAAGCAGCATATCGGCATGGGGCGATGGGTACGCGACCGGACCGAGCATCTGCTGATCGGCAAGCGTGGCGACTTTCCGGGGCTTGTGCCAGGCACGCAGCCGGAAAGCCTCTATTCCGAGGCCAAGGGCGGGCATAGCCGCAAGCCTTTGTGGTTTGCCGAGCAGATCGACAGGCTGTTTCCCGAGATGCGAAAGCTGGAGCTTTTCCAGCGCAAGGCGAGCCTCGGCGTGGGCGACGTGCGGCTGAATGGCATGTGGGACTTTTGGGGTTTTGAGGCAGGGGACGAGATATCCGCTGACCCGCCAGAAGCGGCACATGCCGAACCGGCGCCATCAAGGCCGGCAAAGTCAAAGAAGGCCGACAAACTGTCCGAGTGGGAGCAACAGCGTGTCGAAAGCGCTGAGCGGAAGCGTGCTTATCGCGAGACTATTCCGGCCAACACTCCGGAAGACGAGCTTGTGCTTGTCGCCGAAAGTTGGCTGAAGAGCTACCACAAGTCAGTCATAGCAGCGGACCCTGACGGTCAGCGCCTTGCCTATGATCGCCTGGACGCGATCGCCGAACACCTGTTCGGTACTGATCCCGGTATCGACTGGCGCAGCACTGGCGGGCCGCCGAAGGGCAACGGCCGGTTCTCCTGCCTTGCCGATGCGCGTGATTGGCTAATGGAGAAGCTTGCAGCGTCGGATGGCGACGTGCCGATGTTCGGGCAATCAGGCAGGTTCCTCATCGAGCTTTTCGGCTGCCGGGTCGATTTTCGATATGACGGACTCTTCGAATACTGCGGTGGCAATGCTCACGTCGTCGATCTCGACAAGCCATTCTTCTCTGAAACTGGCTACCGCTCGTTTCAGGTTTGCCCGCATGACCACGTCATACATGCCGGTGCGCTGGACGTTCGCGCCTATTTCGAGCGCGTCTGCAGCGAGCAGTTTACCGAGGGCGGGAAAAAGAAGGTCAAATTGCACAACCCGCCTTTCGGTCTCTGCAAGAATGGCGAGACGGCTGACGATCACATTCGTGAGCGTCGCAAGGAAGATCCTGCGTGGCAGCCGGGCGGACATCTGCAGGCGCTGATCGGCAATGAGGAGTGCGACGGCGTGGCGTCAGCGGAGCCGGCCTCGAAGCTTCCGCCCGGGCCCGGCAAAACTGCGCCCGTCGAGTTCCATGTCGGCGGCATGCGCAAGGGCAGTTTTGCCCGTTTCAGCGTGCACTTGAACGACGACTGCACCTATTCGATCGCGGCCGCGTACGAAATCAAGGGCTATGCCGGCGGCACAAGCGACCGCACCGGCAATCTCTCGACCTTTGCGGCTGCGCTGCGCTTCGGTCTCGCCGAGCTGGCGGGCCGATTGCGACCGATCCTGAAGGACGAATCAGCGGTCTGCACGTCCTCGCATCGGGCCTGTGCGAGGGCCGGTCTCAAGTGGATCGACGCGCGTTTTGAGCAATGGGGCATCGGCGCTGTCACCCGGCAAAGCGTGGCAGCATGAGCGCTTTGCTTCCCATCATCGAAGAGCTTGCCGACGCTGCGGACCATGCGGCGCGGGCGCGGTGGCTGCTCGAAACGCCGCTCGCGGTGCTTATCCGCGACCAGGTCACCATCGGCCGGCTGCTTTCGGCGGCCGGTTTTCATGAAGGTCTTGCCTATCTCGCAGCCGAGATCGCGGCGCTTTCGGCGGTTCGCGGGCCTGACGGGCTGGCGGCCTTCGCGGTTCGAATGATGCGGGAACACGCCCGCATCGGAATTCAGGTCATTGCGCGCAGTAGCGCGGAAGAGGGGAAATGAGCCAGGAAGCCACGATCCGCCGTGGAGTGCGCAACGCGCGCTATGCGGCGATACCCAACCATGTCTTCGAAGACGACCGGCTCTCGATGGAGGCGCGGTGGCTATTAAGCTACCTGCTTTCAAAGCCGGACAACTGGACCGTTGTGATCGGCGATATCATCAAAAGGGGCAATTGCGGGCGCGACAAGGCCCGCAAGATGATCGCCGAGCTGGTCGAGGTCGGCTATGCGGAACGTGAGCAGCAGCGCGAGGAGGGGAAATTTGGCTCATCCGTGCTCGTCATTTTCGACGAGCCGCGCTCACTTGCCGCTGCTGAAAGCGGCCGCGAAACGGCGGGTGTTGCAATTCTACCGCAGACGGATTTACCGGCGACGGCATCACCGTCGCCGGTTTCACCGTCGCCGGTAAAATCGGCACATAGTAATAACTCAGATTCAGCAAATACTGATTATCAGAATCTGAGAGAGGGCGTGCGCGAGGCTTCGAAAGATGGGCAGGAGCCGGAAGATCCGCGAAAGATCGACGCCGCCTTCTGGGCGTTGGTGAAGAACTGGCCCCAGTTCGATGGAATGCCGAAAGAGCCGGCTCGGCGTGCTTGGCATGCACTGACGGCTGACGAGCGCCGGGAAGCTGCCGAACGCTTCCCCCGTTGGCTGCAGCTGCTGAAGGCGCAGAAGAAATCCCATACTCCGGCGCCATCGACATACTTCGGCGAAAAGCTCTGGATGGACGTGCCGGCCCAGGCGGAAGCGGCGAAGCCGGCGAACGCAATGGCCGCGCCCTTCGGCAAGCTTTGGTCGGCGGCGCGGATCTCCGAGCTTCTGATGGCGCCGACGGGCGTCATCGCACCGCCGACGCAGTTTCAGCTCTCCCTGATCAGTCAGGGAAAGACGACACTCGACGCGGTGCGGGCAGAGCAACGCATGCGTTGCGGCTGGCCATCCGTCAACACCATGCACGAAAGGGCGCGGGAGCGGCAGGGATGGCTTTGCCCTCTGGCGCTTGAGGAGGCAGCGCAGGGCTTTCTGCAGGTGCATCGCGACAGCGAGCAGCTCGCCGTGTGGCGGCGGGAGCACCAGCGCCGCGGCTGGCCATTCCTGGAAGGCCGGCTGCCTGACTGGATTTACTTCCCGCCGGTCGAAGGCGAGGGCGATCCCGACCTCCTCGTTGCCGAGGCCGTCGAGCGCTTTCGAGACCAGATTTCCGACTATCTCGCAAACAGGAGCAAGGGCGATGATCATGCAGCGTAGGACACTGACCGGAAGCCCGATCGCGCTGCAGAGCCGTGATCGTTTCGAGGACCGGATGCGCCGAATCACAGAACGAAGCTTGAGGGCTGCCTCTATGAAAGTGACTGAAATGAATCCCGAATCGGCTCGCTGGTACTGCCTGTTGGTGAAGAAGGGCCGCGAATTCGATGTGGAAAACTCCCTGAGAGAGGCAAATGTCGAAGCGTTCATGCCGCGCGAACGTGTCGTCAAGGTCCGGCATGGGCGGAAAATCGAGGGTGATATTCCTTACTTCCCGAGCTACATGCTCGTTAGATGCATTCCTTCTCCTGAGGCTTTTCATGGCCTTCGGCGGCACAGGAATGTGCTCGATATCGTCGGCGGCGCGTCGGGCTATCACGCCCTCAAAGACGAAAATATTGCTGTGTTTAAAAGGATTTGCGACGGTGCAGAGGTACCGCGCATTGCCACAGACAAGACCTTCAAGGAAGGCGATCGGGCAGACATCGTCCTTGGTCCTTTTGCCGGTTTCGTGTGCATCGTTACAGCGGTGAAGTGGTGCCGGCAGGCCAAGGCAAGCGTCCGCATCGACGTGCAGGGGCGCCCCTTCGACATCGACAGCATGCCTCTTGCGTTTCTCAAGAAGCTGTGACAGTCATTTGCGAACGGACGAACCGGATACCGTAACCCTCCGATCCCCTTGCCTCCATGCAAGGGCAGAGCAGGCGAAAGCCTCAGGGAACAGCGCTCCGGTCCCATACCCTGACAGCCTCATCTGAGAGGCGCCGACTCGGGGACAGTGCGTAAGCTATGACCAGATTGACGAGGCGGCCGAAAGGTCGCCTTTTTCATATCTAAGGTTATGGGCAGGCTCTCCAGTATCAAGCCACGCATCAGGCCGATGAAGCCGAGGCTCGGCGCGCCGCTCGACATGGACGCGTCCAGGCGCCGGGATGCAGAGCAGCCTTGGCGCAAGTGGTATAAGACCGCCGACTGGCAGCGTCTGCGCGAGGAAGTTCTGATCCGAGACATGTTCACGTGCCAGATGATCGGATGCGGCAAGTTCATGGCCGACACATCGCAGCTCGTTGCCGACCACAAGCGACCGCATCGTGGCGATCATGACCTCTTCTGGGACATCGGCAACCTGCAGTGCTTGTGTAAACCATGCCATGACGGCCTCAAGGCACGCCAGGAGGCGCGCACCCTCCGGTGGTGACCAGAGCCGCTAGGGGGTGGGGGGGGTTGAAAGTTGGCAAGGGCCAAGGGGCCTAGACCGCTTGGGGCCCATTCGGAGATTTTTTTCCCGTGAGCGACGATTTTTCCGGCGGCAGCGCTGAGATTGACCTGTTCGGCCAGCCTGTCCAACCCATCAAGGAAAGGCGCGGCCGACCTTCGTTCGGAAAGAACAAGGAAAATCAGGAGCTTGTATGCCTCCTGCGCGCGGCTGGTTGGACGCAGGCTCGGATTTCTCGCTATCTCGGGTGTGACGAGAAGACCTTGCGGAAGAATTTTTCCCGAGAGCTGCAGGACGGCGTCGACGTGATCGAGGGGATGGCCTTGGAGGTGACGCTGAAGAAAATGCGTCTTGGTAACTCGGTCGCAATCAATCGGATCTTCGACATCATCGAGAAACACGGCGCGCCGGCCATCCCCGATGGCCGAAAGCCGGAACCGGAAAAGCCAGCCGAGAAGCTTGGCAAGAAGGCAGCGGCTGATGCCGAAGCCAAGACGGCTCACAAGGATTCCGAATGGGGTACGCTTCTTCAATAAGGGCCGAGTGGCAGTTCTCGTGTCCGGATTGGGTGGAGCGGCTTCGTGAAGGCCGTTCGTTGGTGCCGGATCTTCCGCTCGATCACGCCGAAGGCAATCGCGCGGTCCAGATCTTCAACAAGCTCCGGCTGCCTGACGTTCCCGGCCAGCCAGCAATGGCAGATGCTGCTGGTGACTGGTTTCGTGACATCGTGCGTGCCGTATTCGGTTCAATCGACGAGAACGGCAGGCGGCAGGTTGGACGCGTGTTCGGCCTAGTGCCGAAGAAGAACTCGAAGACGACGGGCGGTGCCGGGATCATGGTCACGGCGCTGTTGATGAACAAGCGACCGCGTGCCGAGTTTCTGCTGATCGGTCCGACGCAGGAAATCGCCGACACTGCCTACCAGCAGGCGGTCGGCATGATCGAAGCCGACGAGTACCTCGCCAAGCGTTTCCATCCGATCGAGCACAAGAAAACGATCGTCGATCGGTTGAACAAGGCCAAGCTGAAGATCAAGACCTTCGACATGAAGGTGTTGACCGGCACCAAGCCGGCCGGCGTCCTGCTCGACGAGCTGCACGTAATGTCCTCATTCTCGTACGCGTCGCGCGTTCTGGGGCAGATCACCGGGGGGTTGATTCCCAACCCGGAGTCGTTCCTGATCATCATCACGACACAGAGCGATGAACCACCGTCAGGCGTGTTCAAGACCGAGTTGGATTATGCTCGCGGCGTTCGCGACGGACGGGTTACCAGGGGCGGGCTCCTGCCGATCCTCTACGAATTTCCGGAGGCGATGCAGACCAGCCCGGAAAAACCATGGCAAGATCCGGCGAACTGGCCGATGGTTCTCCCAAACCTCGGCCTGTCGATCACCATAGACCGCCTGCTCGAAGAGTGGCAGGAGGCGAAAGAAAAGGGTGAGGAGGAGCAGCGCCGATGGGCATCCCAGCATCTTAATGTCGAGATAGGGCTCGCGCTGCACACCAACCGTTGGACCGGAGCCGATTATTGGCTGGCAGCCGCCGACAAGTCGATCACCCTCGAATACATCCTCGAACACAGCGACGCAGTGACGGTCGGCGCTGACGTTGGCGGCCTGGATGACCTGTGGGGTCTGGCGGTGATCGGCCGCCACCACGAAACCCGGCACTGGATGTGCTGGACCAAGGCCTGGTGCCAGACCGATGTCTTTAAGGCGCGACCGGAAATCGCCGAGAAGCTCAATGATTTCGCCAAGGATGGCGATTTGGTCATCTGCGAGCGCACCACGCAGGACGCGGAAGAGGCTGCTGCGATCATTGCGCAGATCCGCGATAGCGGATTGCTGCCCGAGGAGGATGCGATCGGCGTCGACTCTTGGGGTGTTACGGCTTTAATCGACGAGCTGGCGATGTACGAAATCGAGGAGCCGCAGATCAGGTCGGTTCCTCAGGGCGGCAAGTTATCGGCCGCGTTCTTTGGGCTTGAACGAAAGCTCAAGGACGGAACCTGCAAGCACAATGGTTCAGCGATGATGGCTTGGTGCGTCGGCAATGCCCGTCTGGAGCAACGCGCGACCACGGCCATGATCGACAAGAAATCGCCCTCCTCGAAAATCGATCCGCTGATGGCTCTGTTCAACGCGACGATGCTGATGGCGATGAACCCGGTTGCGCTCGGGATCTCTGTCTATGAGACGCGCGGCATTCTTGAAATCGAGGTTGATTCCCTATGAGCGACGACAAGCGCCGAAAATTTCCCGTTGACCTAAGTGACGTTCTCGGGTTCGCCGGCGCTGGATCAGTTACCTACGGTGTCTGGCTCATGCACCAGCCGACCGCATTTATTGTCGGCGGTTCGCTCATGCTCTCGATATCGGTGATCGGCGCTGTAGCAAAGGCGAGGAAGTGATGGGATTTCTGTCCAGCATGCTCGGTATGGGTGAGCGATATGCGCCGGCCGACTCTCTCAGTTCGCCGGGAGGCTGGCTGGTGCGGGCGATCAGCCCAAAAACCAAGGCCGGTGTCGCCGTCAATGAGTTTTCGGCGCTTCAACTTCCTGTCGTCTACGCCTGCGTCAACCGGATTGCGAACCCAATAGCGCGGTTTCCGCTGCGCATGTACCAGACGCTCGACGACGGCGGCAAACGCGAGCTTACGGAAAAGGATCACCCCTTTGCGGCTTATCTGGGCCTCCGCCCTAACGAGTTCATGAGTTCGCGTACCTTGCGCAAGACGACGCAGGGACATGCACTGCTTTGGGGTAACGGCTATCTGGAGATCGAGCGGAACGGGCGGCACCAGGCTGTGGGCCTTTATCCGTTGCTTCCCGACCGCACCCGACCGGTGCGCGAGAACGGCCACCATTTCTTCCGCACTACGATCGAGGGAAAGAACGTCGAACTCGATGGCGGTGACGTGATCCACATCATGGATCAAAGCCAAGATGGGTATGTCGGCATCTCGCAGATCGCCATGGCCCGGCAGGCTGTCGGCATGGGTCTGGCGATGGAGGAGTTCGGCGCGAAGTTCTTCGCAAACGACTTGAAATCCGGCGGCTTCCTGATGCATCCGGGAAAGCTCAGCGGCGAGGCAAAGCGAAACATTCGCGGGAATAATGGAGAGCAGAAGGCGAGCCCGGCCAATCCCGCGGCCAGCCTGGAAAGCCAGGGCGGGCTCGATAACGCTCACAAGGTCAAGGTTCTGGAAGAGGGAATGAAGTTCATTCAGACCTCGATCCCTCCGGAGGATGCGCAGTTCCTCGGATCACGCGAGTTCCAGATCGCCGAGATCGCCCGCATCTACGACGTGCCGCTGATCCTTCTGCAGAGCCAGGACAAGCAGACAAGTTTCGGCGCCGGCATCGAGCAGTTGATGATTGCCTTTGTCCGCCAGACAATCGATCCCTGGGTGAATGCCTGGGAGGAGGAGCTGAACTTCAAGCTCTTTACCGAGGAAGAGCGGGCCAAAGGCTACTACGTCAAGTTCAATATGAACGCCCTGCTGCGCGGCGACATGAAGGCTCGAGCCGAATACTACAAGTCACTCTTTGGCGTGGGCGGCCTCTCGCCAAACAAGATCCTGCAGCTCGAAGACATGGATGGAATTGGAGACGCCGGCGACCATCATTTCGTGCCGGCTAACTTCGTCACCTTGGACCGCGCGACCGATCCTTCCTATCAGCCGACCGGCGCGGCCAGCGCCGATCTGCCGAGCGACAAAACCAATCGCACGGGCGAAGAGGAGTAACTGCAATGCGGTATGCGCACATCCTGATGGCCGTCGCCTCGGAATACTGGGCGATCGACGAGGACAAATTTGATCAGATCGTGTCGTTCCTTGCACTTCAAGCATCGGGTGAGAAGTTCTCAAGCGAGGAGCTGCAAGCGCGGATCTCGCGACAGACCGAGCGGGACGTGGCGCGCCGCGAAGGCGCAGTGGCCGTGCTGCCCTTCCGTGGCGTACTGGCAAATCGCATGAGCCTGATGAGCGACATTTCCGGCGGCACGAGCTACGAAGGCTTCGCCCGCACCTTCGATGCGGCGGTGAGCGATCCCGAGGTAAAAGCTATTATCCTCGATGTCGACAGCCCTGGCGGCGTGGTCTCCGGTGTTGATGAGCTGTCCCAGCGGATATTCAGCGCACGAGGGAAAAAGCCGATCATTGCACATGTGAACTCGACCGGGGCCAGTGCTGCCTATTGGACGATCACCGCAGCTGACGAGGTGATCCTCAATCCATCCGCAGAGGTCGGCTCGATTGGAGTCATGATGGTTCATGACGACATCAGCGCGGCTCTCGAAAAGGCCGGGGTGAAGCGCACATTGATCGCCGCAGGGAAGTTCAAGGGCGAGGGCGCCGCTTTCCAGCAGCTCAGCGACGAGGCGCGAGAGTTCCGGCTCCAGCGAGCAGAATTCTACTATGACAAGTTCGTCGGCCGGATCGCGAGCAACCGTGGCGTCAGCGTATCCGCTGTCAAATCCGGCTTCGGGCAGGGCCGCATGGTGACGGCGGAAGAAGCCGTCGCACAGAAGATGGCGGACGGCATAGCCACGCTCGAAGAAACAATCGCGCGGTTCGGCGTATCGGCTGCAAAGCCATCACGCTCCAACTTTGCCCGTGAGCGCGAAAAGCGCGCCATGACGATCTGAACCAAGCGGACATCATCAAAAGTTTTCAGCGTTCCGGTGCCGGCCGGAGCGGGAACTGAACTCGTCCAATCCGGCGCATCAGCAAACAGGAGTTCCCCATGCTGACCAAACGACATACCGCGCTGTTTGGCGGCGCGCTCTTCCTCGTGGCCGCCGTCGCTGCCAGCCTGCTCATCGTGACCGGTTACGCCGGCCATGATGCCTTGGCTTTCCTTTCCGATCCCCACATGTCCATGGCGTCTGCCGGCCTCGCGGTGCTTCGCTCGGAGCGGGTCGGCCTCGTCGATCAAATGCGTGCGATCATCACTGCTGCCGAGGGTGAAGACCGCGATCTGACGGCAGAAGAACAGGCGCAGTTCGATGACCTGAAGTCGCAAAAGGAAGTCTTAGATAAGCGGATTGCGCGTCTCGAAGATCTCGACGCGACCACCGCCGCGCTAAATGCTGTTGTGCCCGCTCATTCTCGCCGTGGCGCGATCGAGCGGCCCGGCGGCCCGGAGGCCTCGCGCGAGTTCGAGAGCATTGGCCAATTCCTTCATGCCGTGCGCTTCAATCCGAACGATCAGCGCCTCAACTTTGTCGAGGGTGTCGGCGCTCAGACAGGCGAAGAGGGCCTGCAAGCCGAGATGCGCATGGACAATGATCGGGCCGGCGGGTTCATGGTACCGCAGCAATTCCGCGACACGATCATGAGCGTGTCACCGCAGGAGTCTCTGGTGCGGCCACGTGCCAATGTAATCCCGGCCGGAAGCCCGCCGGATGCCGGCATCACCTTCCCGGTTCTCGACCAGTCCGGCGCCGCACCCGGCAACGTCTTTGGCGGCATGACCTTCGCTTGGCTCGAAGAGGGCGGCGATAAGCCGGAGACCGATGCCGAACTCGGTAACGTCTCGCTCGTGCCGAAAGAAATCGCCGGGCACGTGACCCTGACGGACAAGCTGCTGCGGAACTGGCAAGCGTCGGCCAGCTTTATCGAGCGCCTGATGCGTGGCGGGGTCAACGCAGCGGAGGACTGGGCGTTCCTGCGCGGAACGGGCGTTGCTCAGCCGCTCGGCGTTCTGAACGCGCCTGCGACTAAATATGTCAATCGCCTGGTTGCAAACCAGATCGCCTACAAAGACGTCGTCAACATGGCCGCGGTCCTGTTGATGCGCGGCGGATCTCCGGTGTGGTCTGCGCCGCAGTCGGCGTTGACGCAGCTGGCGACTCTCAAGGATGACAATGGCAATCTCATTTGGGCGGCGAATGCTCGCGACGGCTTCGCTGGTACCTTGTTGGGATACCCGCTTCGGTGGAACAACCGTGCGCCGGGCCTCGGCCAGAGGGGCGATCTGCTGCTCGCAGATTTCAGCAACTACCTGATCAAGGACGGCTCCGGTCCATATGTTGCTGCCTCGGAGCACGTGAAGTTCCTCCAGAACAAGACGGTGATCAAGATCTTCTGGAACGTCGACGGCGCGCCATGGATGCACGCACCGTTCAAGGAAGAGAACGGTTACGAGGTCTCGCCCTTCGTCGCACTCGACGTTCCCGCCTAACGGCTCGATCGCTCGGCCGCCCGGAGCCTCTTCGGGCGGATGTTCCTCCTCAATTGCGCAGAAAGGATCATCGCCATGCGCGATCTCGCAAACCACATCACCATCCGCCACGCAATCAGCCCGGCGGCGGCTCGCACCGACAACACCCCGATCGTCTCCGCCATCATCGACCTCGCCGGCTTCGACCAGGCCATGTTCGGTATCCTCGTTGGCGATATTGCTGATGCGGATGCCACCTTCGCCGTTCTCGTCGAGCACGGCGATCAGGCCAATCTGTCCGACGCAGCGGCAGTGCCGGATCATCAGCTTACGGGAACCGAAGCTGCCGCGGGCTTCAACTTCGGTGATGACAATGAGACGCGGAAGATCGGCTACGTCGGTCCGAAGCGTTACGTCCGCCTGACCATCACACCGAGCGCCAACGCCGGTAACGCCTTTATCGCCGCCGTCGTCGTTCTCTCGGCTTCTCGCTACTCGCTCGCATCCTGACCAAATAGCGGCGCTTGAGGCGCCGCTTCAGGATCTGTGCCTCTCTAACGGAGACATGCAATGTCCAATGCACTTAAGGTGCTGGCCGAATGCGTCGATGCGCGCACCGGTCGGCGGTTCAAAGCTGGCGAAACCTTCGCCCCGGCGCCGACGATTGATCAGGCCAAGCGGTTGATCGCCGGCGGATGCCTCGCGGAAGCTGCTTTAAAGGCGGCAGTCGAACCCGAAGTTTCGGCGAAGCTTATCTCTGCCGGGCCGAAGCTGGACTCGAAAACAGCATCGGCCGACATCGATCAGCTGCGCAAAAGCGTAGACGATGCCCGCCTGGCGGCTGAAACAGAGATCAAGGCGATCACGGCCGGGGTCGACCGCGCTCGTGCCGACGCTGAAAAGCAGCTCGACGAGATTGGCACCGAGATCGCCGCGGCGCGCGCGAAGGCGATCACGGCGAAGGCCGAATTTGCTGCGGAAGTGGAAAACGCCCGCAAGCAGGCTGACGCCGATATCGCGACGATCACCGCCGACGTCGAAAAGGCGCGGGACGCAGCAAAGAAGACCACGGATAAGAAAGACTGATCATGCCGACGCGCGTCCTTTCCGGCCCAGAACCCATCGCCACGCCAGCTGACATCGCAGGCGAGCACGCGAGCGATGATCCGAAGATTATCGCATTGATTGCTGCCGTCCAGGCTGAGATCGATGGACCATCTGGCTGGCTGGGACGTGCCCTCGGAAAACAAAAGCTGGAATTTACTGCTGCGGCGTTCCCCTGTCGCGACCCTATAGAGCGCCACAACTTTCGACTTTATCCGGTGGTCATTCCTGGTTCGATCCTGATGACCTACCGTGACAAGGATGGAGTCGAGCAGACGATTGGCCCCGAGAACTACCGGCTGGTAGGCGACCGCTATGTCGACTTTGTCAGAGGCTACCGCATACCGCCGACGGAGTGCGCGCCGGATGCGGTGAGGCTGGTTTACGAGGCTGGATATAATGGCATCGCGATTGCGGATGGCGGAACAGGTAGTGTCCCGCCGAATGCCAAGGCGGCCGTCGTTCTGGGTGTCCAGCAGATGAAGGCGATCAGCGCCGAAAACCTGTTCCTGCGTTCGGAGGAGGTCGAAGGCGTAGGTACGTTCCAGTACACGGTTTCGGAGCAGGCCGGTTCGATCATTAGCAAGGCTGCCGATCGCCTGCTAGAAGGATTGAGGGTCTATTCATGACGCCGGCGCAAGCGATTGGGGCGCTCGATCGGCAGCTGGCGGTGCACGGCGAGACCATCAAACTGCGGCGCGGCACGAAGGATGCGCCGGCATTTATCTTGGTCGTTTCCGGCTTCGTGCGCGGCTACAAGGCCTCGGATGCGATCCCCGATAGTGGCATCACCCAAAAGGACAGCAAGGTGATTGTCTCGCCCTCTGATCTTGCTGGGTGGCCGTCGCCGCTGCCGAAAGACGGAGACTGGTGTGAGATCGACGGGCAATTCCGCCAGATCGTTTCTCACGACCATCTGAAGCTCGACAATGTTGTTGTTCGCATTGAGCTACAGGTGAAGGGCTAATGGCCGGATTTGGGACTTTCGAGCGCGATATCAAGCTCGCGACAGAAGATCTGGAGCGGGGCGCAATCAACAAAGCGCTCGCGGCGTTCGCGCGATCGGAACTGCAGAAGGTCATTGCGACCGGGCAGGCGAGCGCGACTTACGAGCGGTATGTGAATGGCCGCCGAGGCGCACCGGAAGAAACTGTGCAAGCGCCCGGGCCGATCCTTTACGAGTTTGCCAATTGGCCGCTGGTTATCCGCACCGCGATCGGCGAGTTGGTGAAGCGGGCGCCGCGTCGAACGGGCCGTTATGCTTCAGGATTCGTGGTGTTGGCCAATTGGGCCGTGGTTCGGAGCTACAGCGAGATCCGGCCGGAGGATGAAGTCGTGATCTTCAACGTTCGGCCCTACACCCGCCGGATCGAAGCTGGCGCCAACCGGTCGACCGGCAAGCGGCATTTCGATCAGACCCGGCGCGTTCTCGCCAACCGCTTCCGCGGCGCCTTCGCCTTCGAAACCCGTTACCTGCAGATGCGACCGGGTATCCATCCCGAGGTTCCCTATGTGCTACGGCACGCTCAGGGGCGGCGGAAGGATCGGCAGGCGGGATCGCAAATCACCTATCCCTCTATCGTCATGAAACTGGTGGACTGATGGCAAGCCCGCAAGCCTACGACGCGATCCATGATTATCTCGTTGCCGCTTGGGGTGCGGCCACACCCCTTGCCTTCGAGAACGACGGTTTCGCCCCGCCTTCCGATCCGGAACACTGGATCTATGTCGAGATCGTCGGCGATCTCCTCGAACAGGAGAGTATCGGCGCCGAGAACCGTGCTGCGAACCTCTGGCGCGAGGCCGGCACGATCTACGCCAATGTGATGACGCCTCGAGGCGCGGGCACGCGCCAGGCTCGAGTTTATGCCCAGCAGCTCGTCGATCTCTTTCGCGGTCAGGAGGTCGGCACTGTCACCTTTCTTGACTGCTCCGTTGGCGCCAGTGAACCCGGCGATGCGGACGGCAGCTACTTCCGCATGACGGCGACCATCGACTGGCGCCGAGACCTTTGATCCTCCGGCCTTAATCGGCCTTCACCACACGGAGAAAACTTATGGCTGGTTCCGATACGAACCGGGTGCGGATGACCGTTGCCCGCGAAACCACACTTGGCGAGACGCCTGCCAATCCGCGCATGCGATCGCATCGCTTCACCGGGGAGGGGCTGCAATATCAGCCTTCCTTCGTCCAGTCGGAAGAGATCCGCGATGATCGGATGAATTCGGACCCGATCAAGGTCAACGAGACCAGCCAGGGTCCGATCAACGGGGAGCTTTCCTATCCCGCCGACCAGTCGCCGCTGTCACTGTTTCTCGAAAGCCTGTTCTTCAACGCTTGGCAGAATACGCCACAACGCGACAATGGTGGCACCGCAGACAGCGTCATTACCGGCGTGACGGGCGCCGGCGGCGTTGTCACGGTCACTGCGGGGGCGGCATTCGCTGTCGGCCACTTGGTGCGGCTCTCCGGTTTTGGCGAGAGCGGCAACAATGGCCTCTTCAGGATCACGACAGGGTCGGCGACCGTTCCGGCGGTTGGTGCTGCACTGCTGACTGACGAGGCGGCTCCGCCGGCAAATGCTCGCATGAAGGTGGTGGGTTTCGAGGGAGCTGCTGGAGATATCGTCGCAGTGGTCGATGGCCTGACGGCAACGACGCTCAATTTCACGACGCTCGGGCTTGCAGTCGGCCAGTGGGTCAAGATCGGCGGGGCGGGCGCCGCCTATCGCTTCGCCGTCGAGGCTTTGAACGGTTGGGCTCGCATCGTCGCGGTCACTGCCGGAAAGCTCACGCTCGACAACCTGCCGACTGGATGGGCGGCGAATGCCGGCGCAGGAAAGACCCTGCGCGTGTTCTTTGGCGACCGGATCAAGAACGGCGTCACGATGTTCTCCAATACGATCGAGCGCGGCTGGCTCGCGCAGGCGCAGCCCTCCTACATTATCCAACGCGGCATGGTGACGGGGCAGGGAGAGTTCAGTTTCGAAAGTGAGCAGATTGCCCGGTACGTGCTGACGCAGAACGGCCTGACGGGTGAGGTGACTGCCGTTTCTCTCGACGATACGCCGGAGCCGGCGACGCAGAACCGTAGCATGGCGGCGGCCGTTAATGTGGGCCGTATCGCCGAGAACGGCGTGCCGGTCGGCGGCCCGAACTTCGTGCGGACACTCGGCATCACGCTGAACAACAATCTGAGAATGCTGAACGCGATCCGCAGCGACGACAAGGTTGGAGCCGTTGATATCGGGTCGGGTAGCGCCGATGTGACCGTGACGATGGAGACCTATTTCGGCAGCAAGGCGCTGCTGGACAAGCTCTTCAATTCGACGCCGACGAACATCAATGCACGCATTGCCAAGGACAATCAGGCGCTCATTTTCGGTGTTCCTCGGATCACCTTCACTGAGGGCTCTGTCTCTGCGGCTGGCAAGAACCAGGATTCGATGCTGCCGCTGACTGCGCAGGCTTCAAAGGACCCGCTCACCGAAGCGCACCTCCTGCTCGACCGTCTTGAATACTACGAGAACTAAGCAGGTTCCCGCCGAACACGGGAACTACACTGATGCGCATCATAGCGGGGCGGTGTGTCGGCGCCGCCCCGCTTCCTTCCGACAAAGGACATCATCATGACTGTGAAACTTGCATCTCTGAAGGCCAATCTGGAGCGCGAGGCGGCGGGCGACTGGATCGAGTATCCGGACTGGCCGGGCGTCGCTTTCTGCGTCAAATCCCTTCATTCCCCCTCCTATGTGACGGCGCGTGATCTGATGCTCCAGCGCCAGGCCCGGAAAAACAAGGGCAAGGCGCCTCCGGCAGACATTATCGCCGTTGAGGCGGGCAAGATTTACAGCCAGCATATTCTGCTCGGCTGGCGCGGCCTCGATGTGGAATACTCGGCTGATGTCGCGTTGCAGGTTCTTACCGATCCCGCCTACCGACAGGTGGTCGCTGCGGTCGAGTGGTGCGCGCAGCAGGTCGCGCAGACGGATATAGAATTCGTCGAGGAAGCAACAAAAAACTCCGATCGGCCTTCCGCTGGCGTCTGACGCAGGAAGGCCAGAACGATTGGCTGCAGCGCTTAGCCGACGAAAACCCCGAAGAGGCGGAGTTCATCGGTGTGCCCGAAGTGCCAGACGATGCAGAGGTCGAGCCGTGGCACGGCCTCTATTTCCGGGCATGGGAGGCGCTTCGGTTCGATCGCTTCTATGGTGCGCTCGGCGGCGAAACGGCGATTAGCTACGGAGCGATCAGCCGGTATGCCAGCGATCACGGCATAACCGGCGACGACTTTGCCGACTTTCTGCATTTCTTGCAGGCCCTCGATGCCGAGTGGCTCCAGCACCTCGCATCGAAGGCCAAAAATCGTGAGGCAAGCGCTTAGGCGACAGTTTCTTCGACAGTGACTGTTTTCCCGCGCGTGAGCGCCACGATCAGGCCAAGGATCAGCGAACCGAACAGCCAGAGACTTACGAGAAGGCCGGTTGCAATTGTGCCGCCGATAACCGACCCGGCCTGCACGGCGGCATCGGTTGTGGCTTGGGCGTGCTGGGCTGCCATCTTGATCGCCCAGAACACCCAAAGCGCCATAAGGCCGTTGAACGCGAGAAAGAGCCACCAAACGATGGTTCCGAAAACTCCGCGCTTCCTCTTCGTTGTCTTGATCACCTTAGCCATTGCCACCTCTCCCTCTTGAGAGCTGCAACATAGCAATTTCAACCTGAAGGTAAAGTCGATGACTGTTGCCCTCCGCTCCTTGCGGGTCACGGCTGATTTTGATGCCGGCAAATACGTCGCGGGCATGAACGACAAGGTTGCTGCCGACAAGGCCGGTGCTGCGTCGAGCGTTCAGGTGGGTGCCGCCTTGGCACGCACTGACGTTCAGGCGGGGCAATCGGGCGGCGTTCTGACGAAGCTATCGCGCCAGTATGTCGATGGCTACGGGAACGCCGCTCGCTTCGAGTCCGCCGTTGCGGCCTTGGGGCGCGGAATGGAAAGAGGCGCGGTCCCTATGGAACGCGTCGAGATCATTCTGGAGGGTATCTACAGGAAGTATGGCCTCACGGCGAATGCTGCCGACCTGCTGGCGAACAACCAGGTGCAGCTTGCCGGCGCAGTCGACAACCTGAATGCGAGGCTCGCCGCTGAAGCGTCAGCCCTTGAGGCGGCCGCCGCGGCGCAGATGCGTTATGGCAGGGCTGCCAACGACAATGCCCACCAGAGACGCCAGCTGGTTTTTCAGGTCAATGACACGGTTCAGAGCCTTGCGCTCGGAATGCCGGTTCTGCAGGTCCTGCTTCAGCAAGGGCCGCAGATCGCTCAAATCTATGGTCCCGATGAAGGAGGGGTCGGCCGAGCGTTTAGCGATACCGGCAAGATGATCACCGGTACTATTGCTAAGTTTCCGCTTCTGAGCGCTGCGGCACTTACTGTAGGCGCGGCCTTCGCCGCCATGACCTATGAAATCAACCAGACGACTGATGCCGCCGTCAGCTTCGGTGACGTCGCGCTCGCCAGCGTCCAGGTGCTCGGCGACTATCTCCTCGAATGGCTAAAGCCGGCCGTCGAGGCTGTGGGTCCGTGGTTTCAGTCGGCGTGGGATGCAGCGGTTGCCGGCGCGAAATATGCCGGCAACACCATCATCAACTCTTTTCGCGCAGCCTTCGAGGATCTCAAGTTTCTATGGGGGCAATTCCCTAACATGATCGGCGCCGCCGCTGTAGCCGCGGCAAACATGGCGATTAAGGCCGTCAACGCTATTATTGCCGCCAGTGTTGGCGGCTTCAATAGCCTCATCGCGAGCATTAAAACGGTCTTTAAGCTCGGCGGTGCGGTCGGCAGCGGAATGAACCCTAATGCCACTCCTGAACTAGGTGATACGATCAAGGCGCCAAAATTCGATGAACTGCCGAACCCGAATGCCGACATGCTTGGTCGTGCAACCGATGATCGCAACGCCCGCATCTCGGACATTATGAATGATGACCCGCTTGGTGGTTTCTTCGACGATGTCCGTGACCAGGCAATCCGCAACGCTCGTGAGCGTGAAAAGAGCAAGGGCGGTCGCGGCGCTCGCGAGCGCGAATCTGACTACGAACGCACTATCCGCCAGGTCAAGGAGCGGACCGTCGCGACCGAGGAAGAAGCCAAGGTAATCGGACTTTCGACCTTCGCCATGGAGCGGCAGAGCGCTGTTCAGGATATTCTGACGGCGGCGCAGCGGGATGGACTGGCGATCGGCAAAGCATTCGCCAATGCGCAGGAACTGATCAACGCATCCGCCTCCAGCCTTTCGCCGGAGCTGGCCAAGGAGCGTGAGCGCATCCTTGGCGTGGCGACGGCCTATGCGAACGCTGAAGCGGCGGCCGAAAAGGCTGAGGAGAGCCGTCGCCGGTTCGAGGAGAACATGCAGTTCGCGCGCGATACTGCGAGAGGTTTCATAGACGACTTCTCTTCGGCGATCGAGGATGGCGCTTCCGTCTGGGAAGCCTTCGCGGATGCGGCACTGAACGCCCTTAGCCGCATCGCAGACAAGTTACTTGATGACGTTCTGGACGCGATCTTCAAGGTCAATCAGGCAGGAACAGGCAGCGGCGGTGTTCTCGGCGGCATCGGTAGCTGGTTTGGGGGCCTTTTTGGCGGCGGCTCCTCCGATCCTTGGGCAGGCCTCCGAATGGCAAATGGCGGCGTGTTCAGTGCTGGGCGGGTGACTGCCTTCGCCAAGGGCGGAGCTTTCACCAACCAGGTCGTCGACCGGCCGACGCTATTTCCGTTCGCTAAGGGTGCCGGCCTGATGGGTGAAGCTGGGCCTGAGGCGATCATGCCATTGCGGCGCGATGCTTCCGGCCGTTTGGGTGTCAGCGCTGCCATCGGCGGAGGACCTGGGGCCGCGAATGACAATCGATTCAGCGGCGGGCGGACCGTCATTGAAGTTATTCTGTCACCAGATCTTGTGGCGCAAATCTTACAGCAGACGGATGAACGATCGGTGCGGCTCATAGAGCGGAGCGATCGTAACCGTCGTGATCTTTACCTGGCCGGCGACGACGCAGCCTGATTTCCTCGGGATTCACCCATGGCAACTCTGTATCCGCTTCCTGATCTTCTCTTCGAGGATTGCGAGTTTGATCCTATCCAGCCGAGTTCGGTCGACCGCATGGAGGGTCGGCGGACGGAAGCTGCTGTGTTCGGCACACCCTATTGGATTGCGAAGTATCGCTTCACATTCCTGAAGCGACAGCAACTCGGCATTGTAGACGCCTTCATGATGGATGTGCAGTCCGCGGCATCCTATTTCCTTGCCTACGATATTGCTCGGCCTCGGCCGATCGCGCATGACAATGGAAAACCGATCGCCGGGGTGAAGGCTGGAGGGGGCGCATTCAACGGCGACGCCGTGCTGCAGTCGATCACAAACTCAGGCACGATCGTCGTCTCGGGGCTCCCGGGCGGCTTTGCTTTCTCGATCGGCGATTATATCGAGGTGCGCAAATCGACACTCGTCCGCTCGCTTCATCGAGTGAGGCAGGCGACTGTGGCGAGTGGCGCAGGCGTCGCCACTCTTTCGATCCGATACCCTCTCGACGTGCAGAACTTCGCGTTGCCCTGCACGGTTCATCTGGAGAAGCCGAGTTGCATCATGCAGATCGACGCCGGCAGCTGGAGCGCCTCAAAAGCGATGAACGCGAGGACGCCATCGTTTTCCGCGACGGAGGTGTTTCCCTATGCTTGATCCTGCAGTTGAAGCAGCGCTGGAAAGCGGCCAAATCGCACTGCTCGATCTCATCCGGTTCGATTTGCCGGGAAAGACGGTCGGCTACCATCGAGGTGGCCGGCCCTATACCTTCAACGGGCTCGTCTACTTTCCTAACCGCTGGCTGCAGATCGGCAACATGTCGAGTGCGGTCGGCATCGCAGTTTCCACTCGTACGATCGAATTCTCAAATATTCCGGTCGGTAATCCTGACGATGCCATCGCGATGATCGAGCAATACGATTATCAGAATTCTCCGGTGATCATCTCCCATCTTGCTGGCGAGCCAAACACGAGCAACGCTCTTGGCATTCTGGCCTCGTCGATCTACGAGATCGACCAGGTGCGCTACAACGAAGGCGCGGTCTCGGGTTCCGAGCGAACGCTGACGATGTTGATCGACCTGCAGCCGCCGGGACGCTCGGCGAGAGGCTCAACCGGCGTCAAGCGCTCGCAGGCCGAACAGCAGTTCGACAACAGTCCGACCGACACGGGCCTGGAGCACGTGGCGACGAATGCGACCATCCCCGAGGAATGGGGACAGGTTTCGCGCTGATTTCTGACCTTCAGGGATAGCCATGAATCGCTTCCGCATCGTTGAAGCCACGCTCGCGCGTGAGCTTGCGAAACCCTATGCCTATGGCTCTGCCGATTGCTTCATGCTCGGCTGCGCCTTCATCGACGCGCTGACGGGCTCGGCGGTGGCCGAGAAGTATCGCGGCGCCTATCGGACGCTCGCCGGCGCGCAGCGGGCGCTGCGCCGGCGCGGGCACGCGTCGCTGGTGAGCTTCTTCGCGGCCGAGCTTGGTCAGGAGCCGAGGGGCGGGGCGGAAGCGCGCCTCGGCGATCTCGTCATCCTGCGCCTCTCCGACGGCGCCGAGCATGTCGGCGTCTGCCTCGGCGCCCGCTTCGTGACCAAGACCGAGCGCGGCCGGAGTGATCACGCTCTCGCCGACGTCCTTGCAGCCTTCCACCTTGGATAATCCAGTATGGCAATCTTCACTTCAATTGCGACGGCGATCGCCGGTGCCCTGTTCGGCGGCTCTGCGCTTGCTGCGAGCCTCATTGGTGGTGCGCTCGCCTTCGGTGCCAAGCTGGCGATCGGCAAGCTTAGCCAGCAGAAGCAGCAGAAGCGGAAATACACGGCCGTCCAGGGCGAGATCCAATTCGGCGGGGATGTGCCGGTCGGCACGCTCTACGGCGTTGGCAAGACAAAGGGGCAGCGGACTTTCTATGCCAAGTGGGGCAGCGGCAACAAATGGAATGCCGAGGTCTTCGTGCTCGCGAATGGCTGGTGCGACGGGCTGGAGCCCTACGTCTACATTTACGGCGAGAAGAAAGCGCTGGTATCCCGGCCGGTCATCGGCAACGAGGTTGCGAACTATCATATCGAGGGCTTCGTCAATGGCTCCGGCGACCCGGTCCTGACGATCCGCTTTTACGATGGCAGGCCAGGCCAGCTGGTCGATCAGAAGCTGGTCGACGTCTCGGCGGCGCTTGGCAACAAGTGGAAGAGCACGAGCGTCAATGCCGGCATCTGCTACGTCGTCGTCGAGCGCATCTATAGCGACAAACTCTTCGGTTCGAAGGGGCGGCCGGAACTTGAATTCGTGCTCCGCGGGCTCCGCGAATACGACCCACGCAAGGACTCGACGGTTGCCGGTGGCTCCGGGACGCAGCGGCTCAACGATCCTTCGACCCATGTGCACACGAAGAACCCGGCCGTTCACCGCCTCAACTATCAGCTGGGCCTTCGCGCGCTCGTCTCCGGCCGTACGCTGATCGGCGAGGGCAAGAGCCTCGGCCAGATCGATCTCGCCACCTATTTCGTGGCGATGAATGTCTGCGACACGCTGCGGGCGAACGGCAAGAAGACCTATGAGTGCTCGCTCTTCGTCAGTGGCGACGATGATCACACCGAGGTGCTGAAGCAGTTCGACGATGCAATGGCCGGCTATGGGCTCAACCGTCGCGGCCTATCCGGCGTCATCCCGGGCGCGCCGCAGATCCCGGTCAAGGATCTGACCGCGGCCGATATTCCAATCGATCGCGCCAAGGACGTGCAGTTCCGGCCGTCGGCCTTCGAGCGCTTTAATCACCTTTCCGGCCAGTTCACCTCGATCGAATCGATGTGGAACCCGGAAAGCCTGAAGCCGGTCTATGTGAATGCGGACATCGCCGCCGACGGCCGTAATCGGCAGACGAGCATCGACTTCCTGCAGGTCACCGATCCGGACATTGCGCAGTATCTGCTCAACATCCGCTATCGGCAGAACCGCATGGGCGGCAAGGCGACGGTTCCGGTCAGTCGTCGCTTCGGCCTGGCGGTACAGGAAGGCGAGTGGATCACCTGGCGCGCCAAGAGCTGGCTGATCAGCGAATGGCGGGCCGATGAGCGGCTGCGTGTCACGCTGGTGCTCTCGGAGACCAGCGCGGCGATCTATGACGATGACGACATCGAGCCCGGTCCGATCGTCATCCCGCCAACGCCGCCGATCAACCCGTCGCTCTTGTCGACCGTGCAGAACTTCAATGTGGCTGTCGGAATGATCAATGGCGCGCAGGGCTACGACACGCCGGCGCTCGTCTTCACCTGGACGCCGCCGGACGATCCGACGATCACGGCGGTGCGCTTCTCCTATCAGATCGAGGGCACGACCGAGCTGTTCGAGGATCAGTGCACCTCGCCCGAGGACGGTCTGTTCCGCACCACGAAGAACGTAGTCTCCGGCAAGGTCTATAATGCCCGGGCGACGATCACGACGGTTCCGGATCGGCTGCGCACCTATACGCCCTGGATGACGACGGCGCAGGCGACCGGCTTGCAGACGCTGCTCACCGGCCTGCAGCAGCTGCAGGATGATGCGCTGAACCGCTTCAAGGAACTACAGCAGGAGATGGACGAGTTCTTCCGGCCGCGGCTCGTCGAGCTGCTGGATGCATTCTCGCTGGAAGGTGCCGTTGGGCAGATCGAGCGGCAGCAGATCGTTGCCAGCATCGGCGACGCTTTGGCACAGATCACCGAGGAGCGGCGGGTGCGCGTCTCCGAGAACGAGGCGACGGCGCAGTTCCTGCGTTATCTGCAGTCGAGTCTCGGCACGACCAATGCGCGGCTGATCACCGAAGAGACGACGCGAGCGACGGCAGACTCCGCGCTGAGCAGCCAGATTACGCAGCTCACGGCGGAAACCGGCAATAACGCGGCGGCCATCCAGACGGAGGCTACCGCTCGCGCTAATGCCGACAGCGCACTCTCTACCCAGATCACCAGCCTCGATGCGGAGGTTGGTGACAACCTTGCCCGGCTGATCCAGGAGGAAACGGCGCGCGCCGATGGCGACAGCGCGAACGCGACCAGCATTAATGGTGTGAGTGCGGATTTGAACGGCCGCTTCGCGCAAGGTCTGGTGAAGTTCGAAGCGGTCGCGGCGCCGACCGGCATTGATGCCCGGTTCTCCGTCATGCTGCGGGCCGGCACCAATCAGAGCTTCAAGGTGTCGGGCTTCTACATCGAGCTCTACACCCAAGGCGGGGTGCAGAAATCGCGCATGGCGATCCAAGTGGATCAGTTTCTCGTCTTCTCCGGCAACAGCGGTCACCTCCCATTCGTCTTCGAGAACGGCGAGCTGAAGCTGGCAATTGCCAACATCGGTACGGTCAACGCCGGACTTCTTCAGTCGCTGAACGGCAAAATGAAGATCGACCTCAACAACGGCACGATCGAGATCTTTAGCTGATGGCTCGTACAATGATTGGCCCGGATTCGACCGGTGCAGGCTGTCTCAAAATCACGAAAAGCAACGCCGACGATCCGCGCACCACGCCGGACAGCCAGCGGTCGAAGTTTCTCTACAACTCCAAGTATCTCAACATGGAAGTTGCGGACATCACGGTTTGCAACACGTTCGGCGGGAGCGGCATTCATTTGACGCCGGCGGGTGCAACACGAAGCAATTTTGAAACGCTGGAATTTGGTGGTTCTGGTGAAAGCATCTGGATTTATGACAAGTCGTTCTTCCCGAAGCTCCGTTACAACGTGCCATTGTTTGACTGGAAACAGCGCAAGGGCAACGGCAGCATCCGCTATAACCAAAATATGGTGGATTGGGAGGATAAGGGGAAATACCGGTCCGGACGCGGCGGCTCCTATTTCACCGGCAATCGTGACCAGGGAAGCTGGCTGATTAACGCAAGCGAATACCCGAACGGGACGAGCTGGAGTTCCGATTTCTGCACGGCTGTTCAGATTGATCAAAACGACGATATCGACGCATTCAACCCCTTCTCGACACGCTACCGCCGTCTCGTCGTTTGGGACCTTCCGGGAGATAATACGCCGATCGCAGACGCCCCTAACCTGGCGCCGAACGGCACCAAAACCATCCGGTTCGCCAACAACGCGATGAGGATTGCGAAGCCGGGGTATAACGTCGATACCGCGACTTACGCGCAGCTTGCGTTCGACAGCACCCGTTTGCCGGTCAAGGTCATTAGGGCAGCTGACATCGCCCTTCCGTCCGGTCAATCGTTCTACGAGTGCGGATTTCCCGTCACGGATAATGTTGCGCTGGACGTGCATTTCTACACGGGTTCAACGATTATGTACCCGAACAATCCCGTGGATCTGAAATTCGGCGCCGAATACTGGTTCGACGGAACGCGCATCTATTTCGATGCAACGCAGGCGATGCGCGCTCGCTTCATGCTGTATCTGGAGGACAACAGCGCGCCCACATCCGGGACGTATAACGTCCTTCGTGAATTCAACGACGGAACGCAAGACGTCGTGCAATTCCTCAGGCCCGGGGCAGCCAACCCGCCATCGTGGGCAGACATCATCATTGATACCCGCTGGCCGCAGGTGCAGATCCTGGCGGAGGGCTATTTCAACGTCACGTCAGGGAACGGCAACGTTGTCGATATCCCCTTCGACGGAGCGGGCATGTTCCCGATGGTCAAATACATGACCTACCACGGCGGCGGGAGCAACTTTAACACCAACACGTCATGGCAGAACCGGGTGCGAATGCCGTTCCTGGACATCCTGAAATTTGGGTATCAGGGGCAATCTCACACCGGCAATAGCACCTACTGCGAATTGACGGCGAACAACGCGAGGTTCCGCACCTTTCGCGGCAATGTCGGCGATTACTACGAAGACGATAATTTCGAGTGGCAAACCGACGGCGCTGATCCGCCGTTAGGCATCCGCTATTACATTTTCGGCATCCCAGCTTAGGAACTCCTGACATGACGATACCCTATGTAACGGGCACGGTTTCCGTGACCGCCGGCAGCGCCGTGGTGACTGGCAACGGGACCGCCTGGGCCACGGCACTGATTGCCGGCGGGTTCTTCGGCCTCGACAGCAGCAATGGCAACCCCGTGCCGATCCTGTCGGTCGACAGCAACACGCAGCTCACGCTGGCGAAGCCATGGCGCGGCACCACGGCAGCCGGGCAGGGCTACTGGATTGTCCGCGACACGGCCTACCTGCAGCAGCAGACCGTCAACGCGCAGGCGCTCTCGACCTATATCCAGCGGCTCGACAATGCAGCGCTTACTGCCCTGGCCGAGATTACCGGCGCGGCAAACCGCGTTCCGTATTTTACCAGCGCGCAAGCAATGTCTCTTGTGCCGCTGCAGAGCGGTCTCGGTGACGGGACGGCGAATGCGTTGATGAAGGTCGGAGCGTTCGGGCTTGGTGCTTTGAGCCTTCAAGGCGGTATGCCTTATCCGAATGTCATGCTTAATGACCTAACCAACGTGTACACGGGCTTTTATTACGTCTCGGCAAGCGCGGGCCAGGGCGGGCCTTTAGACCCTGCCGGAAGTTTCGGTTCGATGATCGTTCTCCGCCGCACTTCGCAAATTGCTCACCAAATTATGACGACGAGCACGGTTGGCGACCCGCGAACATTCACACGGGTCACAATTGACGGCGGGACTACTTGGGGAGCGTGGGTTGAAAATCTGACGACAAACGATGCAGGAGCACGCGGTTTGTCCATCCTCGCCGCTGCTACCGGCGATGATATGATAAACGCTGTTGAAACATTGTTTGGCGGGCGTGCGCCTTCGCCTGAAAACAGCGGATTAGGTTTGACTGCTGGCGACTTCAACACGCTTGTAAAACCGGGTGTCTTTACGCTTGCGGGGAACTACACGAACGGACCAAGCGGGGCAGCAGCATCATCCTACACGGGTCTTGTGGCGATCCATAGGCGGGTTTTTAATAACTCAACTTATCAAATGGTATTCCTAAACAATTCCATTTGGGTTAGGTCGCAAAACACCTCCGGCACATGGCTGACTTGGGAAAGAATTACTTACGCCTCGGAGTCAGCACTCTTGAGTGTGCAAAATACGTTTACGGCTACGCAAGCTCTAAACGCGGGCGGCGGGTATGTTCAATGGGCGTTGAACCGTGGAACCGTCGTCGGTTCATACGAGGCGGGGACGAACTTTGTCGGCATAGGTTCCGCGAGCGATCACCCTTTGTTGTTCAAGGCAAATAGTGTTGAGCGAGCACGGTTTGAACCGACCAATGGTGATTTTCTCGTAGGCCTTACCGCGACAATTGACCCCGCCAGCGGCACCACTACTGGATTAGCGGTAAGGGGTAACACCGGGCGGATGTGGCGGCGTGCATCCGGCTATAACCCGTTCTATCAGACACGGCTTGCGACTGATGGGGTGTTGCAAGAATTCTATCGCGAAAATGCTGCGGTCGGTAGCATTTCGGTAACAGGCACCGGGACGACGTATACCACGACATCCGATCACCGACTTAAGAACGATGTTCAGCCAATCGTCACATTCTCGCTTACGCCGGAACAGTTCGACATTCTGGACAATGCCGAACTGAAAATCATGGCCCTGCGCCCGGTCTTCCATCGGTGGAACGATGCTCCGGAAAAGGGTGTCGTGACGGGCTTTATCGCTCATGAGGCGCAGCAGGTCGTTCCTCATGCGGTGACCGGCAAGAAAGATGAAATCGTTGACGTCGGTCGCGAAATTATCCCGGCATATAATGTGGAGCGGGAGGAAGTAGACGAGGACGGGAACACCGTCACGAAAACCGTAACTGTTCCGGAAGTCGTCAACGAGGGCGTGCGGCGCGACGCATTGGCGGCGGGCGCCGTGTTTGAGAAGACGGGCGAAGAGCCGGTTTTCCAAACGATGGACTACGGTCTGATCACTGCGGATATCGTCGCGGCGCTACAGTGCGTCATTCATAAGAACATGCTCCAGGGCGAAGAGATCGAAGCGCTTAAGGCAGCCAACGCAGATATGGCCTCGCGCCTTTCAGCGATCGAGCAACACCTGGCGCTGGCCTGAAAACCATCCTGCTCTGAAGGGCAGACACTTCCTCCCAAACAGTAAGGTGAAAAATGGCTCGGGAAACTCTTCCCGTCGCTCTCGAACTCATGTTCGGGCACGAGGGCGGCTATTCGAATGTCAGCACGGACAGGGGCGGCGCAACCAAATTCGGCGTCACGCACACGACCTTGGCGGCCCACCGCGGCGTGAAGTCGGTCACGGCCGCCCAGGTCAAGGCAATGAGCCGAGAGGAAGCGGAGGATATCTATCGGCGCTCCTACTGGACGCAGAGCGGCGGAGATCTGCTCCCGCCGGGTCTCGACTATGCCGTGTTCGACTTCGGCGTGAACTCCGGCCCTGCTCGAGCAGTGAAGACGCTTCAGAAGGTCCTTGGTGTGCGCGAGGACGGCCAGGTCGGCGAGCAGACGCTTGCGGCCGTGCGGAAATACCCGGGCGGCGTCAGCACGCTTATCCGCGACTATTGCGAAGCCCGCATGCGGTTCCTCCGATCGCTCACGAATAGCAAGACCGGCTTTCCGGTCAACGGCCGCGGCTGGACCATACGCGTCACCGGCAAGGATCCGAAAGGGCAATGGAAGGCTCAACCGGGCGTGCTCGGCAATGCGCTGCGCCTGGCGGCGGACGCCAGCGGCCGGACAGTCGAGAAGGTCGATACGCCACCAGAGGCCGGCGCCAAGGCCGACAGCCGCGATACCGGCCTCGGCGAGGTGCTGAAGAGGCCGGAGGCCTGGGGCCCTCTCGGTGGTCTTCTTTCAGCCGGCGGCGCGCTCTTCGCCGGCAATGGTCCGGTGCAGTGGGCGCTTGCCGTTGCCATGGTTGCGGCCGTGCTGGTCGGGCTCTGGTATTTCGTGCGGCGCGTACGGGAGGCAGGGTGATGTTTTCCAGCCCTCGGATCATCGCGGCAGTCGTCGCTCTTTCCATCGTCGCGATCGTCGTCGGCTGGATCTACCGGCAGGGCGGCGACGACGTTAGAACCTCCATCGAAAGGCAGAACAATGAAGCTGGCCGCACTGCGGACGATGTCCGCTCTCGCTTTGACCTTTGCCCTCCAGGGATGTGGGACTTCGGCGCCGGCAAGTGCCGACGGACTGCGCCGGGTGGTGGGTACTGATCTGATCGGCGCGCGTGGCGCGACGCCGGCAGATCAGCGGAAGATAGACCGGACGGTCGTCGGCATCTGTGCCGCTTCGGTCTGGACGAAAGGGGAATGCGCCCGCCACGGCGAAGCGCAGCAGTAAATAGCATCACACTACGAGGGCAGGGGATTGGCCAACGCAACCGAAGAGAAAACCGTCGTGAAAACTCCAACGTGGAAATTCGAGTGGAACCTGAACACCGTGGTCATCCTGTTCGGCTTTGCCGGCGGCCTCATGGCGTGGGGCGCGACCTGGGAGAGAGTAAACGCCAATCAGGATTCACAGGCTAATTCCATCGATCGCCTCGACAAGCGCCTGACGGCGGCAGAGGTGTCTCTCCGGCAGATCGACAATCACGAGCTCCGAATATCGGCGGTGGAGAAGCAGGCGGCCGAGGCGGCCACCTCGATGAAGGCCGTCGAGAACACGCTCAACAGCCTTTCCATCGATACGCGTGTGATGCGTGAGATCCTTCAGAGGATCGAGGCCAGTCAGCGCGACGGCGCGCAGCTCAGGCGGTGAGTTGGCAGCGCCCCCGGCGATGTAGGGCGCTGCCTGCTCGGGTCGGCTCCGGCAGTTGGAGGGTTCTAAAGAGCCGACACGAACTCACGTTGACGTTTAAAATCGATGGCTTTCAACGGCCCATCACTGAAATGGTTCCAAACACGGGAGCAAGTGGCGACTATTGATGCTGGCTTCCGCTGCTAGTATAATGTCTGCAAGCGACGTTCGAAGCGGTTCCCTTGAATGGAACAGGGCAAATGCGCCCAGCTAAGAAGATGACACGTCGCGACCGGAGCTGCAGCAGTCCCCCGCTGCAGCTCTATTTGTGTCAGGCCATCTCTCGAAGTGGCTTCCCGCCTTGCCGTCACAGTTTTGCAAGAACGTCGACCTGCGGAATCGGGGTCGGCCCTTCGCTACGATGCAGCTGAAGTAGCTTCACCTCAACGTGCAGACCCCGGTACGCTGCCTCGCGAATGGCATGGTTGAAGATCCGCATTGACTCGCGCAGATTGTCGGCGGCTTCACGTTGTTCTTCTGTCAGTGTTATTGTCATAGCTCGGGTATTCCGCGCTTCGTCCGCGCCGTCAACGGCGCCAGGGTGGTCGGGCCGATTTTCCACTCGGGCTGGTGCTCAGAGCAGAACCAGTTCGGCTCGGCGCGGCCGACTGCGAAGCCGAAGCTGCCCCACTTCGTGCAGCCGGGATGCTCGCAGTAATGGACATATGGGCCGGTCTCGTAGTGGGGTTTCGCGCCAAGTTCGTCACTCATCCGCTTGATCCTCCTCCTCGGCCGGCGCCAAACTGCTGCTCGAAGGCCTCTTCCCAATTCGCATGGCAGGAGGCGCCGACGTGCTTCAAGGGCTCGAAATGGTATCGCGCCAGAAGTGCGGTCGAGATTATTCGCGCCATCTCCTTTCGCGCGCCTTCTGCTTTCAGCCGGTCGCGGTCGCAGGCGGCCCGCCTCAGTTCGAGCGGGATCGCGTAGAGCGTCTGCGTAACGAATGGCGCGATCGCCGTAGACCGCAACACCGTCTCGACCTCGAAGATGGCAAAGGCCCCGAAGGATTCGGCAATTCCCTTGGCGAGTTCCTGGACGCCGCGCACCTCGACGGGACGGCGGTACTGATCGAGGCCGGCATAGGCCCGCCTTTGGTGCGGGGGCATTACCGCAAGATCAACTTCAATTGCGGTTCCTATCTCATCTTCGAGTGTTCGCATGATGCGCGCCTTTCTAAATTCGCCCCTGATTGATGGATTGGCGCGCCGCATCGTCGCCGGATGTTCCTAATATGTTCTCTCAGCCGAAAGAGTCAATTCGGCTTTTCGCGGGCCTGTGCGTTAATGGTCCATGGCCAGAGCATCCTCAAAGAAGCCCCGCGATCTTCCTCCTACAGATCCTATGCCGGCGCGGGTCGATCCCTGCCTCGCCACGCTCGTCGACAAGCCGCCAAAGGGGCCGGACTGGGCCTACGAAGTGAAATGGGACGGGTACCGGATCGCCGTGCACATCGAGCCCGGCCGGGTGCGGATACTCACGCGCGGCGGCTACGACTGGACCGACAGGTTTCCCTCGGTCGTTGACGACGCTCGGCGCCTTGCCGTGAAGACGGCCATCCTCGACGGGGAGGCTGTCGTGCTCGATGACAAGGGCCGGTCGGATTTCGGCATGCTGCAGCGGGCGCTCGGGCGCTTGCCGTCGGCAGTCGAAGTCGGCGCCATCGTCTTCTATGCCTTCGATCTCCTCTACCTCGACGGCCGCGATCTGCGGCGCCTGCCGCTGCGAGAGCGCCGGCGGCTGCTGGACCCCCTTGTCGCCGGCCGGGAAGGGGCGGTTCGGCTTTCGGAAGACGTGCAGGCCGACGGCGACGAGTTCTTCCGCGTTGCCTGCGCGCATGGCCTCGAAGGCATCATCGCCAAGCATGTGGAGAAGCCATATCGCTCCGGACGCGGCGAATGGTGGCAGAAGATCACCTGCAAGCGCCGGGATAGCTTCGTCGTCGTCGGTTTCGAGCCGTCGACCGTGCCGGGTCATCTCGGACGGCTTCTGCTGGCGGCACGGAAGGATGATGGCCTCGTTTATGTGGGCGGCTGCGGTACCGGCTGGTCGAACCAGCTTTCGCGCGAGCTACGCAAATTGCTCGAGGGTATGGCAACGAAAACGCCGGCCGTGGCGCTGAAGCGGAAGGGCGCCGTTTTCACCGATCCGGTGCTCGTTGCTGACGTTGAGTATCGCGCCTGGACCGACGACGGGAAGCTGCGGCATTCGTCTTTCAAAGGCGTACGCGAGATAGAAGGTACATCTGAGATCTACGAACTTTAGCCAACCCGTGAATGCGGATTCGACCGGGAAGGCTAGAAAAGCGATTCTTGTTGCGCTGGAGCGTCTTTCTTAAAAGCGGCCATTAGTGTGCGATACAAAAGAGATTCGCCCGATGTACCGGGTTTGAACACAGTTGTATTAAAGTCGTCATCCCCCAATTCAACGTTTCGCAGGTAGACAGAGAATTGGGAGCTATCAGGCACGACGTCACGCTGATTGCCCGCTATATGTAGATAAACCGGCTTGAGGTACCTCATGAGTGCCTTAAACCCATTCGTCTTAGGAAGCACGTTACCGGGCCGATCTAAGCCGGCCCAAGACGTCGGCCATTTCTTTGAAACGGCTGTAAAGTAGTTGAGCATGATTTGGGTAATAGCGGAATCCTGCTCGCGGATGAACATCTCTCGGAACGGGAATTTCCGATGCTCCTCCGGAGTAGGGAAGGTGATTCTAAGAGAGCGGAGAAATGAGTTTCTGTCAGACATCGGGTCTCTCGACATAAAGTCCAATAGCGACTCGACGACGGCTGCTTGTGTCAGGGGCTCACCCTCGCGACCGGCCGTCGCGCTCCCCAGCCGCTTAATGCGATGATAGAACGGGCTGAATTGCAGTTGATCCAAGGCAACAGCAATATGGTGAGCGGTTTTCTGGGGGCTTCTTTTCTTTTCGTAGTCGAGTAGATCGTAGACTAGGCTGCGGTTGACCTTCGTCTGCGCAAGGTTCACGGTCGCGAATATATTCGCTTGCGTTGCTAAATCTGCGCCAACAAACACGGAAACGCTAACTTTGAATTCCTCGCCTTCGAAAGCGCTGAGCCCTTCTACTCGGTGCTGACCGTCAATGATGCGCGCAACGTCGTTCAGCGGCGTTTTTTCGCTTGCACGGAACGTTAGTGTATTAGTTGCGTCGTCCCAATGAGCGTTCTCCTCTTCAACGGCAAGAATAATGGACGTGGGAAATGTCGCATCATAAGAATTGACATAGGCTTTCAGTTCTTTGGTTCGGTCCGTAGATAGCCGTCTCTGAATGCCGATGTAATCGTCGAGCCCGTTATCTTCTAAGCGGCGTATATCCGCGACGGCGACATGCACGAGATCCCTACAGTCCATTACTCCTATAAAGAACGGACCAATTGGCTGCTCAACTTTCAGCGCCGGGAACGAGATAGAATTATTGTCCACACTTGGCCTCATTAACCCGGATGTACGGTTTTCATGATCTGGTTGACGCTGTCGGCGCCTCTAACATCAAAATTAGTGCCGGCAGTCCTCTGTTGATACATTGAAAAGATCCAGAAGAATGCAGCCACCAGGAGAAGAAATATTACATAGTTTGAGACAAATTCTGTATTTCCAATATTCCCGTTAAGGTCTCGAAAATATATAGGCGAAGAGAGGAAAAGTAAGAAGAGGGGGCCAATCACAAGGAACAGCAGTAGTGGTATTCTGTTTGCGAATAGTCTGAAATTAAAAAAGAACCAGACTGTTGTTGAAGCAAGCATGCCGGCGGCGTATCCCATGACATCCCCATATTTGTATGCGGAGAAAAACAATATCCGTGCTTTGGAGAAGTCCATACCCGGAGTGCCGAGTGCTTCATAGAGTATTCTAAATGCATACGGCACATGGATAATTGCCAAAACGACCCCCGCTTCGACAAAGGACATTGCCAACATTTTCCAGTTTGGCATCTTTCTTTTGACCCACCTAGATATGTTCCGGGCACGTTGACAAATCTGTGTTTTGGTGCCGCCCCATCCCATTACACGACCACCAATATTTCCTCGACCGTTCCTCGTCTGGCGCTGCTCGCTGCGAGGACGCTCGCTCTATTCACTATATGTATCGTTCCTAAGCCGTCATACAACTTCAACAGGCTTTCGTGCGCGGCGTTCGACACAACAATCCGGGCACCTCGCCGAGAGGCTTGCTCTACGGCCTTGCGAAGCCGAACTTGATCGGCCCAACTGAAGATCGTCTCGTTGTATTTCAGGAAGCCGTTATAGTTATGCTGAACTGTATAGGGCGGGTCGGCATATACCAGATCCCCAGGCCCTGCCTTTTCAATCGCACGTTCAAAATCGGAATGAGCTAGCGAGACTCCTCGCAAGGCGAGCGCACTAGCCGCAAAGTCGTCGCTTGGGAGCAATACCGACGTTTTCGTGCCTATCGGTACGTTGAATTTACCGTTCTTGTTAACGCGATACAGGCCATTCCAGCAGGTCCGATTGAGATAGAGGAATTGCGCCGCTCGCTGGCAAGGTTCCTCAAAGAAGGCGGCCCGAACTGAGTAGTAGTGTTCTTTTCCGTGTCGCTCTTGATGCTCTTGCAACAGGGTTTCGACGGACTGGAAGTTGTCTCTGATCTGCTGATAACACTCAATCAACATAGCGTTGGCGTCTGACAGCAGGGCATCTTTTGGTCTCAGCCTAAAGAAAACAGACCCGCTGCCAAGAAATGGCTCGATGTACTTGCCGCTGAAGTGGGGAAAAAGGTCAAGATGGCGATCTGCGAGCCATCGCTTGCCGCCTGCCCATTTAAGAAACGGCACTGTGGCTTTCGTTGGTGGCGTTACTTGCAGCACATCTACATTCCAAAGCTATTCGGTCATCTAATAGGGGTTGAAAGTTCCTTATTTGCTAACGCCTAGCTGGCGCTGCGGTGTTTTGCAACAGCACGTAGTCAATTGCGGCGTCCTCAATGGATTTTCCTCCTGAATTCGAGTGAGACATGGGGGACGAAAACCTAACAAACCATCGCTTGACTGACATGTCCCACACTTGGAAAGTGTTTGTGTTTGCAGGATTTATCCCGCTCCGGTCGTGGCGTGTTCCGACCATGCGAACATAATGCCCTGCAGGAATGCTTGCCGTTGCTTCATCTCGGGGCCGTCGCCGTAGCGCGGCCGCCCGAACTCGTGCCCCATGAGGTCGGCCTGCATCCGGTCGGAGCACCCGGCGTTCTCAATCCTGTCTTGGAAGCTGTGCCGCAGCGAGTAGACTGTGTGGTCGTCGGAGGGCATCAGGCCGTTATTGCGCATCACCTTGTTGATTAGCGCTGAGGCCGAATCCGATTTGTCCTGGTACTTCCCGAAGCCTTGCGGGCGCTGGCGCATTGCCCACAGCGAGACGCCGACGAGCGGCACACGGCGGATCGAATATTCGGTCTTTTGCCGACGATCGGCGCGCTCGGCGATTTCGATATGCGGCACTTCGCCATCCAGGCGGATGTCTTGCGGTCGGAGATTGCAGATCTCGCCGAGCCGCGCGCCCGTTTCGACCATCGCATAGACGATGAGCCGCGCATCCTCGTCGAGCATGTCCATCGCGCCAGGCGCGAGGATCTTGTCGGAGATCCACTGGTCGGGGAAGGGCGGGCGCTTGCCGCCCTTGGTCGCGTTCGTTTCCTTGATCCGCGCCTTCTCCCATACTGCGTGATAATTCGTGTGCAGGGCGCTATCGATCGGCGTGAGCATGCCCATGATGTCGCTGAAGGAGCGATTGGCGCTGTCAGCGGTTAGGCCTTCGCTAATGATCTTGCTTGTCCACCACTCGCGAAATTTCAGTACGTCTGCCCGGGTGATTGACGAGAGTTCGAGATCGCCCATCACGTCGATCGCGTAACGCAGCGCGCGCTCGCGTGAGACTTTGTGTTTCCGCATCTGGTTTTTCGACATGCCGGTGAGCCCTGCGGCATTGTGCCGTTCGTAGAGCGACCAGACGTTGCTGAGCCTCGGCGACGGCTCGTCCACCGTGCCCGCGATCGCGTCGACGACGATCTGGGAGCGGTCGATGTTCTCGGCCACGACGGCAAGGCGCCGCTCCAACTCGTCGAGGGGAAGGGCGGCGACCTCGGCTGCCGGCCTGTATGTGAAGCCTAGCGACTGAGCGAGCTTCACGGCCGCCTCGTAGCGGGCAAATGCCGACTCGTTGTCGTTGCCGGCGAGCAGCGCCCGCCAGAAGGTCTCCGCGGCGTCGTGAACCGCCTGTGCCTTCTCCAGCGCCTCTTTCAGGCTCTTGGTCTTGAGCGACTGTTTGATGTGCGTCCGCTTGTCCAGGTGGGCGACTTCGGTCGGGACGCGGCGATAATAGCGGTAGATGCCGCTTGCGGTGTGTTTCACCACATACCGCGAAAGATCTTCAGATCGCAT